AGAGAAAGAGGCATTGTCTTTCTTGCAGGGTGACTACAAAGCTCTTGCTGCTATCAAGCGTTCTTTTGACAGTGGTGATGCCAAGCAGCTCTATAAAGTTATGAAGCAGTATGGTGCTTTGTCTAAGAAGTGGCCTGGACTTGGTAAAGTCATTGGAACTGTTCGTATTACTGATGAAGATGCTATCCAGAAGCTAGTAGACAGACGTTATCTGACATGGTCGGCTGGACAGTCTACAGATGCATTCATTTGTATGAGCTGCAATAGTGATTGGCGTAAGGGTGATGTGTGCGATCACAGCATGGGTAGCATGGATGAAGATGGTGAACTTGTAGTCTTCCTTTGTGGGAATATGACAGGTGAAGAAGTAAGCGTGGTTAATAAGCCAGCGAATGACAAATCTATTACTCTGTCTATGAAGTTCGAGGATAGTGCTGATGATGTCAATATGTTGTCGCCATTCTCCGATGCACCTCTGATCAAACCTGTTATTACAGTGGAGAAGGAAATGGATTTTACTGATCTACAAATGCTGGAACTTTCTACTGTGCTATCTCTTTTGAAGGACACAGGCAGAACTAGTGAGTTTATTGACGCCCTTAAGGGCAACGACCATTATGAAATTACTTGGCTTATTAGAATCCATGACGCATTGCATGATCAGTGGGATTACCAGGTAAAATATCAAGAGCCTGGGGCTGCTCCACGTATGCCACTATCTGTCTATAAGCTTCATGCGGCTATTCATGACCTTTCTATTGAGAAAGACTTTAGAGATTCAATGATCAATGGTACGCTGGACGAATACGATGACTCGGGTGGTAAGTCTGAAGAGTATGTTGCATATGTACCTACTGAAGACAACAAAGGATCAGACATGAAATTAACAGATGAAGATATGGATTTGTTTGTACAGAAGGTGTCTGCTCTTCTTGCACAGAAGATGGAGGCACATGCTGCAGGAGTTTCTAATGGCAAAGAAGAAAGCAAAGAAAAAGATGAAGGGCAAGTACTAAATGCCGAAGGCACAAAAAGCACAGAAGGCGAAGGTGCAGACCCAGCCAACAAGCCCAATGTTGCATCAACAGAAGGCAATGGGGACAGTGTTACTACAGCAGGCAATGAAGGAAACACAGAGGGCGGGGCACAGGGTAGTGAGCCCGAAACCAATCAAAGCTCCACCAGCTCAGATGGCAGCAGCGCTACTACGCCCCAAGAAGGTATCAGTGTAAACGATAGTGTTGATTGGGATGTGCTTAGTCTTGCTCATACAGCATTACTAGGTGATGCATGTCTAGACGATGATGCTTACACAGCTCTTCCTGAGACCATGTTCTGTGGACCAGGAAGAATCTTTGCCATTGCCGATGCTGCACACTATCTAGCCGCCAAGCAATTGCTAAGTCGTGCAAAGCTAAGTCCCGAGCATAAGACTTTGATTAGTGATGCTATTGAATCTAGAGCCAAAACCCTAGGGTGCAGTGATGATGCTGCGAAATATACTGAACTACAGACGGATTATGCTGCCGCTCTACATGAAGTAGATAGTCTAAAAGACCGCCTAACAACTGTACTAAAAGCACTTCATAAGAAACACCTACCAAAGGTTAATATTACTGATGCAAAACTTGACGGACTGGCAGAGTGGTTCGCTACACTCGACAGCGTAAATAGTGTTTCTTTGCAAGACTCTAGTAAGCTAAAGCCTACAGAGGATCCCAACCGACTACATATCGAAGACCATACTGTCTCTACCAGCGCGGAACTTCCTCGCTTCGTTAAGCAGGTGGTGACTCAATACAATTCTATTTTGAAAACAAAGGATGGTGGAAAGATTAAGGCTGATGAGTATCTACTCTCAGTATCTGAGTTCCTTCCAGCAAAGTTTGATATTCAGAAGCACATCACTGGTTAGAGAAAGACAGGAGCACAACGATGGCATTAACAAAGTTTACTAGCAATTTCAGTCTTCGGGAGGATCTTACAGATTCCATTACTCCGAAGTGTGAGGTAGCTGACGACAGCGATCGTTCGCTTGGGGACGTAGATCCTGCAGCGTGGTTGCCTATTCAGTTTACAAAGTCTAACTACCAGGCCGGTACTGATGCATTTGTTATCAGCGCGTGGAAGGTTGTGGCTCTAGATGGAACAGTTCGTCCAAATGGGATTGTTGGAAACGTTGTACCTGCAGGTATGCGTCTTCAGCTAGGTGGAACCGGTGCTGATGCCGGAGCCTATGCAGGTACAGTGCTTACCTATACAGCAACTGATGCTGCCTGGGGAGTATATGATCTTGTGACAGGTGACCGTGTTGCAGGTGCAGTTTCTTACACAGGCGAGCAGGTATGCGATGCTCTTATCGAGCGTGGTCTTGTCCGTGATGACGACGCTATCGTGGCAGGAGCTACTATTCCCGTAGCGGCAGATGCTGACGTTGCAATTGTGATCGACATGTTCATCTCTGATCCAGTTGGGATTATCCTACAGGATGTAAATACCTGGGGTGGCCTAGCCGAGAATGGTGATCAGTTCTTCACTAACTACTCGAAGCAGTCTGGTGTTAGCTATAGAATGCGTAACACAATGCGTGCTCCCCTACGGGCAGCAGGTGAGACTACAACTGATGATTTCGTAACCGCTACCCTCGATGCTGGTGGATCTACTACATACGTAGCAGGTGCATTCATTGACGACGGTGAGTTCTGGACCGCAGCTGAGTTCACTGACCTAAATCGCTATTCGGCTGTAAGCACAACTGCTCCGGCGATTGCTCTAGGGCTAAGTGAGCGTTATGTAGCTCGGAACACAGACCGCACTCCACTCATCAGCGATGTTGATGGTGTTCTAGTGCGTGAGCGTCTAAGCGTATCAGACATCAAGAAGGAAGGAGATTACTTTCTGGACGCTGATGTCGGAGTACTCTTCCTACACGAAGATACCTGGGCAACACTTGTAGCTGGTACAACAACTGTTACCTTTAGCTACAACTTCTACACCGATACCGGTGTTGCAGCTACTCATCGCTACCTGCACTATGATGGCCCTTGTAAGCCAGGTGATTGGGTTTCGTATGACTCTAAGAGTAACCTAGTTACTGCAACAGCAGCTCAAGTCTCTGCAGGAAAGGCAATTGGACGAGTTTCGAAGCTTTATCGTGAGCCTCGTAATCTACTCCAGTTTGTTAAGACTGCTTGGAATATTTCTAGTGCATCCGCCGCAATGAAGATGCCTGGTTCTGCTACAAAGGGCTTTAGTGACATGATCACTCTATCGGGTGAGACTGTTGCTGATACACTCGTAGAAGTAGCAATCACTATCTAACAGCGGGCTACAAGGAGTTTGAACATGTTTAATTTGAAGCTTGTTGATGGTGGTGGACCAGTGGAGCTTCCCGATGATACTCGGGGAGCCGCAAAGTTCCTTGCCAAGACTATCGTAAGTTCTGGGCGCGCACCAGGACAGGATTCCAAGATCGATTGGAAGGACTTTGCTGATAAGCTTTTGCTTAGAGACAACGTGTCTATTAGCCATATCCGGCCTCTCATTGAGACATCTATCCAGATGATTCTTCGTGAGCCTCTTGAGCCTATGATGGCGATTACTGGTCTCTTTACTCGGGTAGAAACTCGTGGTCTAGAGCAGCGAGTAATCGGCGGGGCCATTGGAGCTGTGTACGCTGAAGATGTAGAAGAAGGTGGAAAGTACCCAGAAGTTATGTTCCAGATTGGTGGTGGGTTGCAGACAGCCTACATCGGGAAGAGCGGTATTGCCGCAAGCTTCACTGATGAGGCCCTGCGCTATACAACTTGGGACATTATGGCAATTAACCTTCGGGCGATGCGCAATGCGATAATTCGCCATAAGGAACAGAAGGCTATTAGCTTCCTACGTAATATGGGAACTAGCCTATTTGACAATCTTTCTCCTTCGACTTCACTCTTCGGAGTAGCGACTGGGCGTGGTCTAGATATGGCAGCCAATGGTTCAGTAACCATGGACGATATCTTCAAGGCGATGGCACACATGGGCGACGAAGGGTTCTTCCCAGATGTAATGCTCATGAACCCACAGATGCACATGCTATGGGTACAGGATCCAGTTCTTCGTGGAATGGTAATGGCTTGGGGCGGAGGAACCTTCTTCAACCAGTTCAGCGGAACAACTGGACCACTTGATCCCTGGAGCAACGGTGCAGTTGGTGCAGCAGGACCTACACAGGGTAACGTAGTTATCCCGACAGGTAATGCGGCTGGCGAGACTCCTACAGGTATGGCAGGACGCGAGCACGGAATGACATCCGCGCCTAGCTTCCCGAGCTACATGCCTTGGAAGATGCGGATTATCGTATCTCCGTTCGTGCCGTTTGATCCTACAACAGGGCTAAGCGACATCTACTTGCTATCGAGCGGAAACGTTGGATTACTTCTAGTTGACGAGAACCCAGTTGAAGTCAGCTGGCGTGATGAAGATCATGAAGTAAGCAAGGTCAAGATTCGTGAGCGGTATGGTTTCCACGTAGCGAATGAAGGGTTTGGTATCGGGTTACTCCGTAACATTCCATTCACGCGTAACTACTGGGATGGAACCATTCAGGCTACAGTGATTGATGCTATTGAAGAGATTGATCCTGCGACAGATTTGTCAGACGTACTATGATTTAATCGTTTAGTCTGATACTCTAAAACGGATGAGTCGGTTGACTCATCCGTTTCTTTTTTGAGGAGATCAGACAATGGGTGGACCGGGTATTAATATTGACGGACAGATATTTGGGCGCTGGACGGCTCTTTATCGCGTATCAAATAGTTCTGCTGGACTTGTAATGTGGTGGTGTAAGTGTACCTGTGGAAACGAACGAGCAGTTCCTAGAAGAGGTTTACTAAATAACACTTCTAAGTCTTGTGGATGCTGGCATAGAGAAATAGCTGCTCAACAGGGCAGAGCTTCTAGAAAATTTGCTACACCAGAGGAGGCTCATTTTCGTCAATTGTTTTCACAGTCTAAGAAAAATGCAGAGAACCGTAATAAGAATTTTGCTTTGATTTTTGACGATTGGATAATGTTGGCTACTGGATTTTGTCATTATTGCGGTGGGGAACCGGTTTCTAAAATCAATAAAGACTCTTCCCGAGCAGAGATTTTCACCAATGGTATCGATCGCGTAGATAATTTTAAAGGTTATACTCTAGACAACTGTGTTCCTTGTTGTTCTATGTGTAATTATTTCAAGAAACATTATACTCAAGAAGCTTTCTTGTTGCACGTAAGGAAAATAGCTATTTATCAATTTGGCGAAGGGAGGCCCTCATGAGCTGGTTTGAAGAAGAAGTGTACAAATATGAGCCTGTATATGCTGTGTCTGAGCCTGCACCGGTAATCAAGTATGGGCGGTTAGAAGACCTAGAAGATGATTTTAGTGAGATCGAAGTAGAAGTGACTATGTCACCAATGGAGTTACGCGATGGCAGCACCCCTACTAGTTAGTATTGATCCGGCTGATGAAAGTACAGGTATTCCAATAGGGAGTTCGCTGGTGCTTACATTTAGCAATAGTATTGATGTCACCACTGTAAAGGATTATGTAATCCTATTTGGTGCTGCGTTTGATCAAACCAGTGGTCCTGATTCAGTGATGTACATTGATAAGGATACTGGAAATAATCCATTCTTCTTACGTAGTCCTGGATTCAAAGGAATCATGGAGCTACAGACCCGTGTTGTGTATTACGACTTAGCTACAGAGTTAGATATAGGCACTCCTGTGTTCTATACGCTCGCTGACGAGCTTGCGTACGGTACGGCAGGTGCAGCGCACAGGGTGTATATCACGCCTGTCATAGGGGCGTTAGCGGCTGATGTAGAGTACACAATGCACGTACTAGGAGATCCAGATGTTCAGAGTACAGGCATTAGTAGTCGTACTGTTTTTGATACAGAGCCTAATCTTAGCAACGCTTCTACTGACGGTATTGTTTATGCCACTGGCGGATACACTGGTACCGTTGCTGATGTAGTGAATGTTGAAATCACTACAGGCGGAGATATTGGTGTTGCTCGATACAAGTGGTGGCTTACCAGTGCAGGTAGCGGTTCTGCTATTAGAGAGAAGCTAACCAATAGACGATATAGGGAATTAGGGCTTGGGGTACAAGTACGTTTCTCTGGTGAAGACTTCACAGCTGGCGATGTATTTACTATTGCTGTCCAGCCTGCAGAGCGTATGGCTGCTAGTACTGTTATTACTTTCACTACAAACGATGGAAGTTATTCAACTCCGCCAGATTCTCCTTCAGTTCCCGCTACAAGCACACCGCCTAGTTCTGTAATTCCTCCATTGCCAGGTTCAGATACTAGCGAAAGTTTTCTACAAGTAGAGGAAATGACACCGGCTGATGGTGCATTTAACGTTTCTAAAAGCACTCATACTATTGAGATTCTATTTAGCGAACAGCTGGCGGCTGGTTCAGTTACCAACGATACTGTAAGAGTATGGAAGCTACCTGCTCTTGGTTACTATGGCGGGGAAAGACCACCTCAAGAACTTGCTAAGAAACTAACTGTCAGTGGCCAAACAATAACTGTGGAAATTTAGGAGAGCGATATGCCATCGAAAATAGATTTAACTGGCAGAGCTCTTGGGCGATTTTATCGAAACATGCCGGCAGATAGTAAAAATCTCCGATAGCAGAGAGGGTTTTAATGCCAACCTATTCTAGAACATCGGTCCAAGATGGTGGAACAGTAGTTTTGAGAGCAGTTTTCACTACGAGTTCAGGAGAATGGATCAATCCAACAACAGGTCCAGTTGTCTATATCTATGACAGTTCAGTTAACTATGACACTATCTATACAGAAATTGATGATGCATCATTTGCTTCTGTATTAGATGGACCGTTGACTCCTGTTGAAATAACCGCTGGTTTCTGGGAGCTAAGTTATACAGTTCCAGCTGGTTCAGAAGCAGGTCTATGGACTGATGTATGGATTAGTGATGTTGAGTCTACTAGTTCAAATGCTCTACTAGGTTTCACTGTAT